ATATTCCTGAGATCCACCGAAACCGATAAAATCCCCCTGGAAAATGCTGTCTGTATGAGGCAACCAATCAAGACAAGCGTGCAGAATGTTTGCAACTTCGCCCACGTGGTTTTGATCGATTTCTTCATGAGAATGATTGATTTTGATTTTTACTTTGTTGAACACACTTTTAGTGCCAACGAAGAACTTACCGTTCGCAGGGTTTGTGCCCCAAACTATAGCGGGCGCACCGTCAATTTTCAGGGAAAGATTACCCTCTGCCACGAACCAATCAAGGGCGCTCAAATCACCGGAAAGGATGGTGTCTTCGGGATGTTCGATGTGGGTGTTTTTCATATCCGGATTATAGGGACAAAAAAGCGCCCTGTGGGGGGCGCTTGTGACGGTTCCTCAGGCGAACACGTATCCAGACTGGAATGGCACGTTTTGAAACTTGCTCTCACCGTTGATAGCGCCCACGAACTTGCGAACGTACCAGGTCCAGTCCTTTTGAAAAACGCCCTCGCCTGCAATGCAGAATGCATCGCACAGGGCATTCAGACGGGATTTCGTGGTGTTGGACTGCCAGCCCCCATCATAGATCGTCATGTCGTTGTCGGTGACGGTGGCGATCAGGTTCCCGTGAAGGTAGACAGAAGACGTTCCCGTTTCGGCGTCGAATTGAACAGAGGTGTTAGCGTTTCTCCAGTTGCGGTTGCTCTGGACTGCCTGGCACATCTGGGATTCGATTTTGCGCATTTGAGTCGTTTGTTTGACTTGATAGAACAATAGGCGATTCTGGGAGCAGTGCCAAAAAATTGTGACACTACGCCAACTGTCACTCTCCGAAGAATGAGAAGTGGGCATCAACCACGAAATCGATCACGTCATCCGTGGCATTCACGCCGAACTGCTCACAGAACCAGTCCACTGCCATATCAGCGGGTAGCATCGTGTCGAATAGGAAATCCTGCAGGTCCTGCAGGGTTTGGGGATTGGAGAGAATGGTTTTTGTTTTGTTCATGCCACCATTATAAGCACGGGGTTGGGCGCTTTGGTTGCCGCATTGTGCCACCTTGCGAATTGGTTGAGCGGCCGACTTAGTTTGTGTTAGTCAGTGCTTCAATTTGCTGGTTTCGTTTTTCAATGACTTCCAACATGTTTGAGTCAAGTATACTGAGCATCAGATTTGCACCCAGCATAATGAACATAACCGTGAACGCAATTCGCATCAGTTTTCCTCCAAAAGTTCGGGATAATACTCTTTAACTTCTTCCATCAATTCATCATCGGTATACTTATCATAACTCTGGTCCATGAAATCATAAAGAACTGCCCACATAGTTTTGAAGTCCATTCCATCAATCACGTTGTCGATGAGTTGATCTTGAAGTTCCTGACGGTTCATGTTCATTTGGTGGGGAAGTTTTTGCAGACGGCATCACACAAGGTCTCAATGAGTTCGTCTCTCAATTCATCATAATCTTCTGTATGTGGAAATACCTCACTGAACTTTGATTCGATGATACAATCAATGTCCTCCATGAGTTGTTCACGTTGTTTGAGAATTTCGAGGTTCATGTTCAATAATCAGTGTTGCCGTTGATGTAATTTTCTACGTCAAACTTTTCTTCTTTTTCCCATTCTTCCTTGAAATCTATCACGTCGAAAATCTCACCTTGGGAGTCATTGATTTCGCTCCAGAGTTCATCGAACATTTGAAATTTTTGATTACTCCGTAACAATAACCCCTCACGGACGAAACCGCAAGGGGTAGTGGACACTCTGCCAATTGTCCTACTGATACGAATTCGTATTATCTAATATTGTCTGATACGAATTCATATTATATCCAATTCACGTACTGGCACACTACCAGTCGATATCGTATTCCTCGATGTTAATATTAATATCCTCGTCGGAATTTAAATTTAGTACTTCTCGCCAATCGAGAGTTTCTAAATCTAAATCCTCGTAACACATGACATCTAGTGTGACGCGCATTAGGCGTTTTGTGTATAACGCGGGCATGTGAATCTCGTGCGACGTGTACTGCATTATATCATGCATAATGTCTATACGCAAGCGCATCATAGTCTTGCGTATCTCGTGCATAATCCTCGTCTATTGTATACTGATCTAGAGGCATATATGATTGCATATACACGTCATACATCTCGACGAGATCATTGTGATAATAATAATTGTTATGTGTATAGTCGAGATCGTGTTCGTAATACATAATTCTCGTCGAGATGTATGATGTTATTATACTGTGATCTCGACGAGAATGCAAGCCCTAATGCCCGCCAGATCTAGTCGAGATTCATAACCATTATTTATAATACCTTTGTATTATTTGTGTCGATTCTGTAACTTTTCGCCGTCCCGGTGGTTGACAGAGAGCGCTTCTTATGATACGCTCGCTAAACTTGCATCAGGGAGGCACCTTTTCATGAGGTATAATAGAGTCTTATAAGGATAAGATGAGGTGCTTTATGAGAGTCTTAATTCATATCATAATCACCCTTTAATACGAATAATTATCATCACAACAAAAAACGAAAGTATATTTATTTAACCTTTTTTATTTAATTTTTAACATATTTAAGTAACAACGGATACAGAAACCTCCCCCCTTACCTACTCTTGACATACTCCAATTCCTTCCAGTTCTCTGGATAACAACACACCAAACACCTTTCATTCCTGTGCAGAGTACAATCCTTATAGGACTCATCACTCTTCTCTCTTACCATAATCTCTATAGTAAGATACCTCTTCTCCGTATCAATCCAATATATCCATCCTTCCATTCCTTTCCACTTGACATAATCATGAACCTTTGGCACATAAGTGTACATTACCATTCCCTCTTGAGTTGTCTAATATCACTAACACCATATAATGCTCTACACCTTTGTTCTGCATCTTCTCTTAAGTTAGATGGTACTGTAAACTCTACCTTAGTCAACCTATTAGATTGTAATAGAACATATGCGCTCCACTTAGTTTCAGGCATATAGAAGTTGTTGCAATGCATTATGATTTATGCTCATTGCACTATAGGGAGTTGTATCCTCTAATCTTACTTCTTTACCTACTGTTTTAGAATTGATTGGGGCATGGAAACATTTTGTTTTGGTATTGTAGAATCCCCAGATACTACGTGGAGTGCTATCAGTGTAAGAGAACTCACCATGATTAAGAATCCAGATAGCAATAATGTTACGTTTAAATTGTCCCGTCTCATACGAGTAAGATACTGGTGGTTCATGAAATTCTGACAATACGCAGTCTTTTAGGATTGTGTCCATCTCTGAGGAGTTCATGATACAATTGATTAGTTTGTTCTTTACTGAGTCCTTCATAGTCCTCTACAAGAAACCACCCATTAGTTCCTTCTTCCTCTATCCTATAAAGTGGTTCTGAAGGTTGTGGTGGTTTTGCATTAATACTGAATCCTTTAGTCATCTTTCTTTCCTTCCTTGTTGTTCTAGTTTATGCGAATGAAGTAGATTTGTCAACTGCCTTTTGATTTCGTACCTGACTGGCATAAGATGAGACCTAACATATGCATCACCTTTCATTAGATGAATAACATTATCAATTTGTTGTTCGGCAGCCATTAGACTATACCTTTTCTTTTGAAACTCTGTATACATGATTAGAAGCAGAATTGAATTAATTTTTCACCGACTGCCTGAGGACGACCTTCATATGATTGTGCCTCTAATTCATTATCGGTAGTCATATCATCTGAAACAGATCCAGGATAATAATCGTTCTTACAAAACTGTGCCGCATGAAGTGCCTCATGATCGACTGTCTTATTAATTTCAAGTGCACGACGAACACGATTGTTCATGTGTTGACTAATTGTACTGGTGCAAATAATCACCTCAATATGTCGAGTACCAGGAGTCGCAATCGTGAAACCAGCATACTTATCACCACGTTCATAACATATTGGTGCATTTTCTACAATTTCAATATCCGCCAGTTCCATTAGTGCAAGCAGACTTTCTCTTTCTGGTGTCAGATAGGGTTCCATTCTATAGAAACTCCTGCATGTAATAATCAACCGTCACTTCTAACTTAGCTGCCTCTTCTTCATAATTCAGAGGAACAATCAATTCACGTTCAAGTGTACCAACCTTTCGGCGATAGACAGTCTTACCACCATCGGGTGATTCATAACAATAGTTCATTAGAAACTTGCCTCCTCGAATTGACGAATACCCGTTTGGGAAGTGTCCATTTTATCCATGAGTTGAATCATTTTGTAGTACAGTGCACTCGTACTCCCGTATTCCCGTGCAATGAGTTTTTCTTCACTGAGTTCAAGTAACTGAAGAGCAGAAATGATAATACCCAGTTCATGAACATTTAGATTGACATTAACATCACCCATAATTGTTCTGTGCATTGGTTGTATTATCTATTCTACCACATCATCGTCCATCGTGCATGGTTTGCACTACTGATTTTTCCTTCCTTCAACATATTATCACAGACATTACAAAAAACACGAAACTTTTCTTCTCTTGTCAAATAGTGTGCACTTGCGGCATCCTTAATCACTCTGAGCATTTGTGCCTTGTTGGTAATCATCAGAACAGTTCCAGTTGGGAGAACAGAATGTGATCGCAGCAGCTATCATCATCCTGCAAATCAATCATGTCACTATCAACATGTTTGAAGAGTTTGTCGAACAGAAAATCAACAAACTCCTTATTATCAGCAGTAGACGGGAGAGTAGTCATCACCAGTGTATTCGTTGAGGTTGAAGTCAGTTACGGTTGCACCATTGGCAATATACTGATTGATGTCATACATTGCATCAGACTTAACACGGGTGGTGAAAGATGTCATCTCAGTCACATCACCCTTGTGCCAGATGGTACGCTTCACAAAACGCTTGCCAGTACCAACAGGGTAGAAGTCGATGGTGGTGGCAGAAGTCAGGAGTTGCATGGGGTGTTTCGCTTATGTGCTTATTATAGGGCAGAAAGGAGTCAGCGGATGTCCCCGTGTACCACCACATCAGCTGGCACACGGGAGATGGTGTAGCGACGGATTTGCTGGGAGAATGGGCGCCAGGCATCAACAGTCTCATTCACCATACGATTGTGCTGACGATCGGCACCCTTGGCAGTCTTGCAGCGCTTTGCCTTACGGAAGTAGATGATGGGTTGCACTGCATCCTTGGTGTCGATCTCAACCTTGTAGAAAACGGTGCTGGTGCTCATAAGGTGTCTCCCTGTCGATGCTCTTATTATAGGGCATCAGGAGCGCCGTGTGACGGAACCAGGACGGTTCAATGACTGGCACAGTACAACTTATACAATTCTTTCTCTTTAGTATATGCTTCAATCTCATGCGGTTGGTTTTCATAATCCCAGTTTGATGCCAACTCTTTGTGCCAACACATCTTACCGTGCTTCACTGTCAACGAACCCTCCACCCATTGTTTTACATGAATCAGTTCATGTATCAGTGTCTGTATATACTCTTCTCTGGACAGGTTAGATTGAATCTCAATCAAAAACTTGCGCGGACGGTTCATGTTGTACCTAGAAATATCACACCATCCATTGACATTATCACGTACCATTCCGCGATGATTGACATTAATGGTGATGTGATGTCTGGGAAAATGGGTATTCAGAAACCAAGAGGTAATATCCTCACAGAGCCTCTTAGAATAACCATATCCATAAGTGAAGATGCTAGACATGTTCCCCAATGTAGAAACCAGACGAATGAACTAATGAAAAGAAGTTTCTCTTTAGATGTCACCGAACCTCTCCATGTATTCATCGAGAGTATAATACTGATCGGTTGATGTTTCTGCAATCAAGTCTTCATTACTGTAGCACTCAAGTTTGAGACGATATTCTTCTGGGGTGTCATCTTCCTCTGGGACAAAATCGTCATGGCAGAGATATTCCCACTCTGCCACAAGTGCTTCAATTAGTTGTTCTCTGGTGTAAATCATACCAAATCGGGTGCATAGTTCCTGACTTCTTCAATCAGTTCATCATCATCCAGACAATCAAGTTCTGCATTTTGAGTATTAATGAAAAACTCTTTCAAGTCTTCCAATGACATTTGATTGAGATCCCATTCAATAAACTTTTGTTGAAGTTCGTCGCGGTTCACTGCTTTTGCTTTGTTGGCGTTGGATTGCATTACTAATTCAATGAAAGGGTTTAACTCAAATGGATTATCTCCTGCTGTTGGCATTAGCGGATGTAGAGATAACCACCAGCCCAATCAGCACGCTCAAACATTTCCTCACGGGATTGAATATTCAGAACATTGTAGCGTGCAATCTTAGCAGGTGCTTTGAATGATGAAGGTTTAAAAACATCACCAGTCTTCTTATCAACGAAGGCATGGACGGATTTAGAACCATTATCATACTCCATCACAATTTTGTGATACTTACGCCCACCTTCTTGAATATAAAACTTATACTCAGGAGCAGGACGACCACCAAGTTCACCATGATTACGCTGTTTGAAGTTCATCTCCAGCGCATCACACAACATCAGAGCATACTTACGGATATTCAGTGCAATGGTGTTCCTGGCGTCTTGAGTGGCGCGGTAGTCAGCAAAAGAAGCAGTCATGTCGTTTTCTGAACTGTGTTTATTATAGGGCATTCTAGGTGCCTCTCAGAGGATGGTGGACAGTTCTTCAACTGCCTCATCGTCTTCCAAATAACCCATCCAATCGTGTGGGTTAGTCTCATGCAATTCATGCTCACGAAACTCTTCAATCAACTCAGACAAGTCCATGGAAAACCTCAACAACATGATGTAATTATAGCAGAAATGTCAAGCAGGAATCTCAACAGATTCTGGTGCTACACTATCTTCAAACTGGTGCATGTCATAGGCAAACCAGTTACCATTACGGAAGATGTAGGAGTATTCTTCACCATCAGAGAAGAACTCTTCCATGTCATTGTCATAACGAGGAGGAGTATTCTCACCGCGCATAGAATAATACTCGGGAGCATATTCACCTTCAGGAAGTTGCTTACCCCAGAGAGAATCACTCCAGCAGCATGACATATCGCCACCATCAATCAGTGCTGCTGCTTTCTCTTTGCTATTGTATTGCTCAACAAGAGTCTTACCCAACCACTGCGGATAACCATCCCAGTGGTGATAAGCGCTCAGGATGCTGCCATCTTTGAGTTCAATACCGATGCGAGAGCGAGTTCCCATGGGGTGTTCCCTTGATTACCTTCATATTATAGGGCACAAAAAAGGGGCGTCGCCGCCCCGTGTGCCACCTATTAAACTGTCCTAATTATCATAGATTTTACATTCATCTGCGTCAGGATTTTCATCGCAGTACATTTCAAACGCGGTAGGATCGTGATGATCTTCAGGGTGTGCCTCATGGTATTTTTCCAAATGCTCCAATTCGTCTTTAGTGTGACGACGCATTTGAGGAGAAAGTTCTGCATTTTGTAGCAAATCCTTGTCCTTTTCGATATGCTGCTCGATACTTTCCATCGTTTTGTTACGGGATAAACTTATTTATTTGGATTTAACGTTATTTTTTAACTTTTCAACCAGATGAGCACCAAATGCCTCCATTCTTTCTGGGTGAATCGCACGAATATCTGCCTCTTTTAGAGCAATTTCCATACTTTTCTGCTCATTTTTGGTGAGTTTTTTACCGTTTCGGGGGAGAGTCATAGGTTGGTGCCGTTACTAAGGTATTTTAGCGTTTCCGCATAAAAGTAATTATAACCTTAATGTTTTCTTTAGGATTGTTCAGTCCTCGTCAGTCCAAGAACCGTAGTTACCGCTACTTCCTTCTTCACGATTCTCCAACATGTCAAGAATTCCATCAACTGAGTTGATTGCTTCAATGTCTTTAATCATCTTTGCTATTGTAGTGCAAACTACTGGACGTTCGCATCTGGCAGCAAATGCAAGTGCATTGCGTAAAGAAGATTCAGCTTCTTTCAAAGAGTCTTCAACAGTTTTAGATAGTGCCATCTTTTGCCTCATTTTTATTATATTGTGCATCAAGCATGGCACGCTTACGTTCATACTCTCGCTCTTTCAACTCAAACTCACGTTTTTGTTCCTTAGAATAATCCCATGTGCCAGATTTCTCAGGGGAGTACCAAAAGTCTTCCCAATCTTTGGGAGAATCAGTTACATCTTCAATCCTTGACATCAAGACGTTCTTTGAGTGCTTTCTCAACTATACTCTGGATTTCCTTCTGTGTCAACCCATTCATCCAACTCCATCGTTTATCTTGCGGATCCCAATCCATTGTGAAAGAACCGTCTGCATTCTGGGTTATCTTAAGTGAATCATCCATTTTTACTCTTCTTTTGGAATTTCTTACGACATTTTTTAAGTGATTTAAGTTCTCCTTTGATTATTTGATACGCACTCTCAGGTGTAATTCTGCGTGACATTTCCATGGCAACGGCAAAATCTACTCTTGTACCAAACTGTCTTAGTGCCTCTTCAAAATCATTAAGATCGTCATACATTACAACTTACCACTAACTACACCACTATTTACAACTCTGCTAGTATCTCCCCATCCTTCCTGTCTACCTTTAAGATAGAATCGTGTCATACTAATGCACAACTCTTTATCCATTGCAGTGACAAGTTCTTCACCATCTTTTGCTACACTAATCCACATTTTAAATCTATTAGCATAGACACGGAAACAATCATCAAACCATTCATATTCTGCAATTTCAGGATGTTCAGGCATCTTCTTTCTTTTTTATTTTCCGTTAGTATCATAGTTAAGTTCATCATCCTTCTTCTTAATATCAGGATGTGGTGCATACAGAGGACCCTGATAATCATGAGGTCTTTTAATTCTGTTTTCAACAGATGTTCTATGGAGTTGTTTTAGTGCCTCTACAACTTCAGGAGTTTCTTCCCACTCCCATGTTTCTCCACCTTTACCCGTAAAAGTTCTTCTAGTCATTGTCTTAGTGTCTCCAATACTTTGGCGAAATGTGCATCGCCGTGGATGTAACCTGCAACGATTATACCAAGAGTTGACACAAAAAGCAACCCCAGCATTAGTACAATCTTGACGTTATCCTGCAATTTCACTTTTAACAGTGAGTAATGTTTTCATTGCTGCCTCTAAAGTATCCATAGGAATCCATGCTGGTTCTTCATCAGCAAACTGAACTTGCACTTCAGTGATGTTTTTTTCTTTGAACCTATTGTAAGTAACTCTAGTGTTCTTGACAAATGCGATAGGGTTAGTCATCAAACTTGTATCCAATAAAAGTAATGTCTTTTTTCTTCACATTATACCGTTTAATGTGAGTGTTTCTATGTGCCTCGGTTTGAAAGAAGCACTTTCTTACCACTTTATCATCTTTATAAATGAGTTTCCAAGGGAACTCATTGTACGGAAATTCTTCTTCTAAATCCATAGTCATTTATCAATTATCATTTGAGTCACTATCTCTTGATGTCTCATGTGGAGTTTGATGTAACATCTTAAAGCTCTCTTCAAAGTTTCTACACTGTTACACTCTTCTATCTCTCTAGAGAGTTTCTCATATTCAAACATTTTTGAGGTGCTTTGTAGTTCTATGCCAGAGGGATCTAAATCATTCATCCCTGTGTCCTCCATTCCTTACGTTGGTATGTAGTCAAGCACCTTCATCTGATAGGTAATGTTCTAATTGATTAATTCTATTGAACTCTTGGTATGCTGCTTCTGAACGAGAGTGCAGAACATCCCGAATGTCGTCCATAATGACAGTAGGATCTACATAGTCGTCAAGGTACTTATCCAGTGCTTCCTTCAGGTAGCGTCTTCTATGCCACTCTGGGGAATAGGGTTTGTAATCCATAACAATGCTGTATTTGCTATCTATTATAGCGGTTCTGATTTTCATTGTCAAGCTCTTTCAAGTAATCAATCCACCACTGAGGATCTTTTTTCCTCTTCCAATTTGGTACTGGCAATCCTAATTCAGAGTAATGTTCAAAGAGTGCATCATCTATAATCTGTGCGATCTCCATACTCCTCTTCCTCTTCATCAACATCTGCATATGCATCTGCCAAATAGGGTCCGTGTGGTTTGAGTGATTCATCTTTGACATGTTTCCGCTCCTGATTAATAGCAGCAAACCACAGTGCCAATTTCATTACCAACCAAATAACTGCCAGTGGTAGGAAACATAATGATACTACAAGTGCGTTTTTCATTACACTGAAAGGACATCACTTTTTATCTATGACATCATTATACTCTGAAAAATTAAATTCGTTAGGAATAAGTTGATTCGCTAACTTATCTCTCAATTCATTGATTCTACTCTCATCATACTGACGAAAGCGTTCCACTTTCTCTACTTTCTTATAGTAGTGCAATGCATTTACTATAATCGTATAATCTTCCATCGACAATTGGAAGTCAAAGTTTTCATTCATAACATGTTATTCTCTGACAAGAAATGTAGTGTTTCTTTCATATCACCAATATGAACATTATCAATAGAAACTTGTGGATAGGTTGCCTCTTCACCAAACTCTTTGGTGAATGCCTTTTGATCGAAGTGTTCACCTAGTTTATACTCATGAAATTCATCACCAAGTGCCTTGAGCAGCATACCCATCCGCTCACACTCTTGACTTCCGTTGCTATAAATTACCGCCGTATTAGTCATTTCTGTTCGTAATCGTATTCAATGACAATTTTCTTGTGCTTGCTGGTTCTATCAGAACACTCATAATGTTTGAGTTCACCACCAATATCCTTTGCAATCTTCTCCAGTCTCCACCCTATACTCCATGTTGGATGTTCACTTTGCATCGTTCTTTCTCCTATACTCTTCCCATATCTGAGCAACCATATCTACCTCTGGAGGGCGTGTATATGGTTCAGGTGTCTTACTCTTCCAGGCATCAATTTGCTCCTGTGTGGGAACTTTTATACTAAATGCTGTGCCCTCTTCAATGAACTCTTCGTTCATCTTCTTATATGTATCAACTGTAATCTTATCAAATTCAGTCTCTTTGTCTCCAGTCATCGCTTCTATCCTGCTTGAACCAATCTACAATTTCATCAGCACTACCGAACCCCGTTCTATGATTGGATGGGTCGGGGTCTCCTAATCCCATCCTATTCATAAAATCGTCAAGTCCACCCTCCTTCATATCAGGATTAGCAGCTTGTCTACGTGCTTTTCTTAACCATTCACGAGCAGTTGTATTTGCCTTTGATAACTTCTCTGCCCATATCATGTCCTCAAGTTTTACATCTTCTCCATTAGCAATACATTTACAGATAAACTCCAAGCGGAGTCTGTATTGAGTAGATAACATAACTTTATGTTTCTTTGTTTTTATTTATTTTTTTCGTCGAAGTATTTCTTCAGGTTCTTTGCCAGTTTCATATTTCGACGCCACATAAAATATTTTACCACAGGATTCTCTGGGTTCTGTGTCATCCACCACCAACGCTGTTTTATTTTAGCGTTTACTAACTCAATGACATAATAAAAAGCGGCAGCAACGTTTTTGTCAGTGAAGACAAAGTACGCTACTACCACAAATAATCCGAACCAGACACCTTGAGCGTTCAACTGAATTCCTCTTGGCGACGCAATTCAAGGTAATCAATTACCTCTTGCCTCCACTCCATAAGTTCATTAAAACACTCATTTTCATGAGCAAATGAACGGAGATTGGAATCTGGTTCTAGAACACTTTCAATGAATACATCCAGTGCATCACGTCTTTTCTCATGTTTGCTACTCATCGTTTCCTTTTGTTGAGTGTTTTTAGTTGATTCTTAATAAAATCAACAGATTGTTTATAGGTATTAAAATCTTTGACATATTTACCATTATGTATAACGGCGAACCCTTTCTTACCCACAAAAGGAACCGCTGCCCACATACCATCGTTGGTACAATATCCTTGAGGATCTCCAGGTTTGGGATCTAAGATACCTGGGCAGTCTATAAACGGTTTCTGAAACTTACTCAAAACTTAGCATTAACACTCATAACAGTTGCTTTGGGATTGCGTGCTAGTGCAGTTTCTTTAGCATCCTGATAATCACGAGCATGAACAGTCTCATAGAAGACTTTACCTGCAACATAGAGTTTGACTTCGCAAATCATGGTGATTTCTTTTGAATACCTTAGTATTATAGGGCAGAGTGGGGCAGAGTCAGGGGCAGAGTGGACAGTTATTAAATTGGCAACCGTGCCATCCGCTGCTCCACTCTCCGCATGGCAATATCGTAATACTTTTCATCAATCTCAAAACCGATGAAGTTTCTATCACTCTCCATTGCCATTGCAGCAGTGGTGCCTGCTCCCATGAAAGGATCGAGCACTAAATCACCCTCTTCACTCCATGTTTTGATGTGATCTGTGGCAAGTGCCTCAGGATACATTGCAGGATGCTCAAAAGCATAATTATCCTTTGTTGTAAATCCTTTGCCATTGTTGTAGCGCCAGATATTATTACGAGGAGAATATGCAGGAGTTGGCTTTTGCTTACGTTCGACAAGGTTGCCATCCTTGTCACGATAAGTTCCCTTACCCCAGTTAGTATGTCCTGCCCACTTGTTTGGTTTATCGGCAATCAGATTTGCAGTCTTTGGTTTCACCCTCTTACTGAAGACAAACATGTATTCAAAGATTTGAGAATACCGATTGCTGTCCTTTCTTGCGGGGAAAGAACTACCATTCTTCTCATAAATCATGGTGTCATGAAGAAGAAAACCCAACTCTCCAAAGTATAGTGCCTGACGGAATGATGACATACTTTCACCACCCTTGATGACTGCATCACCAACAACCCATACAACTACACCACCAACTTTCATCACACGATACAACTCTTGTGCGACTTGTTTGAATACTTCAAAGTCCCACTTGGATGAATCGTTATAAGTTCTCAAGTCATCATAGGGAGGTGATGTGACACATAAGTCCACAGACTCTGCATCCATCCGTTGCATCCCAGTGATACAATTTTCCTTGTAAACTTGGTTGATTTCCATGAAAAGAGAGTTGGGTATCCTACATTATAGCACACATGTCAACGGCGGACAACCGACACTGCTGCCTCACCCCGCTCAAACACAGTGTCTACGACTGCCTGAACGCTCCGTGCGGTGCTGATACCCACCTTGTCATAAACAGGCACGCAAACCAGTCCAAACGTCTTCTCAGCGCCTCCCAGACGGATGACACGCCCGATTGACTGACTGATACCGATATAATCCATGTTACGCATGAACAACACAGCTTCTAGTCCCTTAACATTGATGCCTTCAGACAGAATAGAATGATGCAAAACAACAAACTTTTTGTGTGAAGTGCGTCCCCAACTGTTCAGAGTGGCAAAGAATACATCACGAGTAACTTTCTGTCCGTCAATCACAGCACCAGTCTTACTGGTAATATACATGACAGAATAACCACGATGTTTCATTTGCTGAGCAAAGTCAGACTGTGAAATCAATTGAGTAATCTGCTTTGTAGAGCGAGCACAGACAAGAATCTTACTAAGAGAGTTGTCATCAATAGTCTCAAGTAGATTCTGTGAATCACTAAGTTTGAAATCACCCTGAGGCAATTCCTTGACAACAACCTTAGGAGGAAGAATATAACCTTCTTCTACCAACTTAGGAGCAGGAACATTACAAATGACATTGCCATAAACCTCTCCGTCATTCATGCCTGGTTTGAATACAGTCAGTGAGTGCTTAGGCGTAGCAGTAAAGAAGTAAGCACGACTAGAGTTAGCACTGAAGAACTCAGTAGCAGGAAAGAAATTGCGCTGACAGGAGTTATGTGCTTCATCAAAATAAATGGTATCTACGTTGATACCTGCCTCTTGAATACGATGCAGAGAGTGATAGGTAGTAAAGATTAGTTGGTGAGCACCAAGATCCTTACAGATAGTGTTGTAGTAACTGATATAATCGGGTTTAGTAGTGCTACGATGCTTAGTCTCACCACTATGAACGTGAAGAGCGTTCACATCATCAATAAGTTCTAAGAACTCGGAACAGAGTTGATTCGCCAACAATATACGAGGAGCAACAACAACAATAGTCTTAGGATTGTTACTCTGTAGTTCTTTCTTAGCATCTTCAATCATGCAAATTGTCTTACCACCCCCAGTGGGGATAATAATCTGCCCTTTATCATGCACCAGCATGGCATCCAGAGCAGTCTGCTGGTGTGGGCGGAGTTGCATCACTTCCTCATTACGATAAACATATTATAACACAGAGCTGCCTCTACCGGCGAACTCTGTGACAGTTATTTAAGTGACCTAGACTCTCATCTCCAACCGGGACAAAGGTAGTCTACAGGGTTTTTATGCCAGTGTCAAGCTAGTGCTAGCACCACCAACAGTAAAGGTTAATGTAGAACCAGAAACACTAATTACAACAGGATCTCCTGTACCACTGGTAAATCCACCAGCAGCAGTAACTACACCAACAAAGTCTTGTGTGCTACTAACAGTATTATCTTGTACTGTTATATTAGTTCCAGCAACAATAGAGGTGACTACTCCTGTTAAACTAGAACCATCACCAGTTGTTGTAAGATAAGTGTTACTATCAACAGAACCATCTGCTTTCAAGAACTGACTAGATGTTCCATCAACTTTTTCAATGGTGGTTGCTGATATGATACCCGAAACAGAAACATTACCAATGACATCAAGTTTTTCTGTTGGTGTAGTTGAATCAATACCAAGATTTCCTGCTTGTGTCAGAACCATTGCACGGTTCGAGCCATTTGTCATGAAGTTAAATGCAGTACCTAAACCACTTGGATTCAAATAGAAGTTAACATTGCCAGTGGCATAGTTAATAAAGTCTAGAGATGCATCTGTACTCTGTGGGAATGAACCACCACTGTTACCATGTCCATAGCGAATTTGTCCACCATCTGTAGTCGGACTAATATTTCTTCCAACATTAATGATTGCTTCATTATCACCGTCACTGGTAACTGATATAGATGAAATACCAGTCTTTCTTACATGAAGTTGAGAGAATGCTGTATCAGTACCAATACCAAGTGAGTCTATACGGGCACGGGTTGTTGCCGTTAAAACACCAACACTTGCTTGACTAACAGTAATACTCGCTGACTCTGTGATACTAGATGCAGTGGTTGCAGTTCCAGATAAGGCAGCAGTGATTGTTCCTGCACTGAAGTTTCCACCAGCATCTCTAGCAACAATTGTGCTTGCAGTATTTCCTGAGTCTGCAGTTGTTGCACTATTAGGAATGCTAGTTAAGTTAGCACCAGAACCAGTAAAGGTAGTGGCAGTTAGAACGCCAGTGACACTAACATTACCTGCTACGGTAAATTCGACATCAGAACCACCAGGACTGGAGGTTGTATTAATACCAACTTTTGATGATGTATGAAGTCCTACTCCACCATTATCAGTGATGAATGTTGTTCTAGCAAATCCAATTATATTATCAACAATTTCACCACCACCCAACTGCAACTGAGCAGCAGTGACAATACCAACTACATTTGCATTAGATGCAGTAAATTGTGCAAAAGTTCCTATACCAGTAACCTGCAACAGATTAGTTGTTACAAGTCCTGTGACTCTAGTGTCTCCATAAACATTTAACAAATACCCTGAAGGAATCGATGTGCCGATTCCAACAAGACCGTTTGAGTTTACAACAAAGTTGTCATTATCAACCTGAAGTCCAGTTCTAAAATTGAATGACTTACGGATATTTGCCATTATAGTTTTTAGTTATTTATCGGATTCTTATAATGTAATATAATCCCATATATGGTGGAAGGTTTGCATCAGTTCCAGAAGAACCTTGACTATTAACAGTCACACTGTGATTGTGCCCAGCGTGGGTGGAAGTGTTACCACCATTGGCAGCATAACCAGAACCAAACTGAACATTGTTGCCACCAAATCCAACGTTACCACCAATAGAGTGGTTGTGTATACCACCAGTGGCAGTGCTTGCTGTATGAGTGTGTGACACCACTATAGCGTCTTTGCTACCACCAGTTCCACCCTGACTATAATCATCACCAGCACCAACAGGGAATCTATTTTGTAAGTTTGGTAGGTTGAAGGTGGTTGAACCATCACCAGATCCATATGTGGTTCCCAAAATCGTGAACAAGTTAGCGTATGTTGTTCTTGAAAGTGCCGCACCATTGCACTGTCTCCATGTTGCTGTGGGCCAGCTATCTGTTCCACCAGGCCACAACATGATGCTTCCAATTGGTGATATGTTTGGAACATCCAATTCATCGGCAGTAATCTTTCCAGTTGCCTCAAAGTCACCATCAACTTCTGTATGTGTTCCGATGGCAACTTTATTGCCAACAGGAGCATCAATCTTCAAATCACCACTGGTAGAATTAATTGTACTTGTGCTTCCATTAATGGTAACATCACCCGCAGTTATGTTTGCTGCTGTTATTGTCTTACCAACACCAACTCCACCAGTAACTATGAGTGCTCCAGTTTTAGTGCTGGATGAATCAGTCTCATCAGTAATTCTAACCTGATCGTTGAATCTTGTATTGTTATTGAATGTGACGGGTCCATCAAACTGTGATAAGAGTTGATTAGAAGCTCCACCCTCAACTACAAGATTATTCTTAATAATAACTTCATCAAAGACTACACTGAGTGTAGCAGGATCTTGTCCAGTGACTGTTGGGATTGGCGTATCAAATGTGATTTCTTCACCAGTTGCAGAAGACTTCTTCTGGTTACCAACAAAGAAATCACCTTTGTTGTTCATACCAGTGTATACTACAGTACCACCAGCTCTTTCTTGTGCCTGTGTTAAAAACTCTTCTGTTTCAGTTGGTGCTCTATCCTGAAGTTGAGGAAGTCCAGTAGAGTAGTTACCAGGACCGAAACCAAGATATTCAAATGTATGTCCAGAAGCACGAACGATTGAAGGTCTACGGAATTCAATTGAAGGAACTTTTATCTTCTTGATTAAAGAACCATTGACGTGTGCTGTCTGTCTAGAACCAAGTGCTCCACGAATAACGGTGAGTTCATCACTATTCAAACCACTAAGAGTGCTGCTAGCAACTCTCATGATTTCATTATCAATTTGAATGTAAGAACCAAGTGGGAATCTGGTTGCAGTTCCTAACCCAACATGACTTACAGAGAATGCTGTATCTGTTGTTGTTACTGCTTCAGATAGGGTTAAAATATCCCCATCAAAGATGGTAATCGCTCTTGCCTCAAGATTTTCATTTCCAACATTAGAATCGCCAGAATTAGAGGATAAACCGTGCTTCAGAATGAATCCAGAAGTGGTACTAATTCCAGAACTAATTGTGAATGTAGAGATACCAACTTTTGTCGCAACAATAAAATCACCAAGATTATTGTTCTCGGTATCAAGAACTCTAAACTTATTACCAACAGTCAATCCATGAGGTTCACCTGATGTGAATGTGCTGATACCACCAGAAGACGTTGCAGTAAATGCTTGTGATGGAGAGACAACCAGTGCATACTGATCTGCAGTGATGAGTGTATCACCTGCAGTCTTAGCGATGGAAATCTGATTAGCGGCAGGAACTGAATTGATACGATAGTAGGTATCTGATGTTGTTCCAGCACCAGTGAACTGAACTACTTGTCCTATAGAAGTTGTAATACCACCAGTGGAGACTGTAACTTCAGCACCAGAGAATCCATCAATGTCTAATACTTCACCAGCAGCATATCCAGAACCTGGAGATACAATAGTTGCAACACCAACAGCACCACCCGAAACATTAATGTTTGCTGTGGCACCATCCCATGTAGATGTTCCATTGTTTAGCAGTTTTACGTTAAAGTGATTGCCGTTTGCAAATCCACTTCCTGCATTTGTAACACTTACATCAACAATACCATCCAATCCATGTCTTCTATCGAAGGTAATTGTGGTAATACCAGGAGTGGCATTGTTGACTGAGGAAATATCAAGTCCAACTCCAAATTTTGTTAGAAGTGTATCAGACGCTTCTCTAGTAACACTCTTCTTAAGATCGTTAGTTGTGACATCTCCAAGTGGAGATCTTAGAGCGAATGACTTAGCAGAATTTGGATTATCATTAATGTTATCTCTATCCAATTGTGGATACAAGTCCACGACATTCTGACTATATTTTAAGTCAGTAAATTCTACAGGAACTGCACTATCAGCTTTCAGAACATAGAGATGATAGATGCCATTTTGTTCTCCATCATCATACTCAGAAACCACTTCATTTCTGTAAATATTAAGGTTGGCTTTTAAGTCAATTCTATCAAATCTTGGAAGAGATGTGGTTCTCTGTGTGGTGTCATTTGTAAATGTACCAGGGGTTCTAGTGCTCAAAGCATACTTAAAGGTTAAGTCATCAGTAATCTCAGTGACTGTAAACTTACCATTATATCCCTTATTAAAGTCTCCAGTGCTGCTCAGTGTGCTATCAGTGACATTTCTGATATTGACATCATCACCTAAAGTAAGGTTGTGAGGTTGTTCAGTAATAACCGTTACAACATCAGATGAGAATGAACATGTGCTAATGAATCTTGGATTTCTTGAGAAATCGTAATCTGTAGAATCAATAGAAGTTTTAGTAAAATCAGCGTCTGTTCCGAATCCAGTTGTGCTAGATTCTTGGATGATAAATGCTGACTCTGGTGTTTTTGAGTTTGAAAGTTGTTTTGGAATAACAACTCTATACTTGTAAATCTTCTCGTCTAAACTTCTGGTATCAGCAATTCTCTTGACGAAGGTTGCCTCCGAAGCACCAGTCCCTGAGAGATTACTAAAGATATCACTTCCAGTGTTGGTGTTAATATACCAATGATTATTTGTGGAGTCCCACTGCACTGGACTGCCAACATCTCCCGATTCTTTATCAGAAACTCTAGTTGTAATTGTGAGATTAGTTCCACCATAAACGGTAATGGCATCATCATTGTTTGCATCAGATTCAGATGATGCTAACTTAAGTTCTGTGGAAGACTCGCGAATTGCATAGTAAACCTTATTTACTTTAATATTCTCTGGCATATCGCCATCGTCACTAAGGACGATAACCTTTTCAGCAGTTTGAATATCATGTGTTCCAGATGAAATTGTAAATACGTTAGAAGATGGAGCATCTACAGAATATGTCTTAAATGAGGATGAACCATCCTCCATTAGGATATCCGCAGAGTAAGTTGTTGAACCAATGGATAGGTAAAGTTTATCTTCTTTACGAGCACCAATTCGATATCCCTGTGTTAAGACAACAGGCTTAACCTCTTCATCTTCAAATCCAAATAGATACAGGTGACTGGTGATACCAACGGTTGTTGTCTTACCTCGATCTATAGTCACCCAATCAACATTCTCTTCTGAAGCAGTGATTGCTTTTGGTGGAATAACGTGTGTGAGGAATGCCTTATTATCCTTGGCAAATGCTTCTGCCTTAAATCCATCAGCAATAAGTGCTAATTGTCCAAAGTTAGAGTTAGAGTTGGTGATAGATGCGTCACCACCGGATTGTATGTCAAAGTGCTTATTGTAACCAATAGCAAATACTGATACAATTTGCAGAATTGCATCATTTGAAATCTTAATGTGAGAACTTTCCCATCCAGATCTATAAATGGAGTCTGATTCTAAGTGATAGACTCTTCCACTAGATGAAGAACCTGCCGATAAATCAGCACCAGTTACTTTTGATGTGCTGAGTGTACTTGAATATGTACGAGTTGATGGAATATATTGTACGAACGCTCTATCATCCTTTTGTAGGGATACACCGGTGAACTGAGCCACAACCATTGAACGGAATCCAGTTGCCTTACTTCCGTCAGCGTGCATACCCTGCATACCCCATACAGAACGCATGGAGATATTAAAGATATATGGTGATGCTCCAGTTACAGTATCAGTCTCTACGGTGACTAATTCGTCGCCAGAAATAGTTCCTGGTGTCTGTAGAGTGACAGGAAAAGATTCTAAGTTATAATAGAATACTTTAGTATTTGTTGCATCAACTTCTGCAACCTTTGTTGAAATATTATAGTTGGTTGGAGATACACCACTGATACGAATTGGTGTGCCTGTAGTAAGGTTATGATCTAATGCAGTGGTAACAGTAACTCTATTGGTTGGTGTTCCACCTGAACCTGCTTCGATAGAAGTAATCTTAAGAGGATCTGATGCAAATGCACCAACAATCTCATATTCTGGGCGTTGTGGTTCAAACCCTTTTGGTTTAGCAGGAAACTTATCATCAATATCTCTATCAGTTCCTGTACCATATGCGATGGATAACTTCGCATAATACATTTCAAGATCAGTCAGTTCTGTTGAACCAACTTTATTAACACCATCAGCATATTCAAATACTGTTAGTTTGTGGTGAGAGAAGTTAGGTACAGACTGAATAGTAAAGTCATCAGACTGTGTATAAACAAGTCCAAACTCATCACCATCAAAGACACAGAACTGCCAGAAGTAGCATGTACCTGTGATTCTAAAGATGGCAGAGTAATCTACATCATCATCAGTTGGGTTTGGAACATATTTTGGTTTAATCTTTGTCTTTCTTAAGTCAAGTCCAACGATAGATGTACCGCGAGGTACAATAACCCCACCGTAAATACTGTTGAACTTAATTAAGTCATTACCTTCTTGTGTTATATCAAAATTAGAATCAAGTGTTAGTGGTAAATGATCTGCTGCTGCCGCATTGCTGACGCTACCATCCGCCGCAGTTACTTTTGCACCACTATCATTGAAAATCTGATATCCTGGGCGGTTATCAATCTCATGAACACCAGGCATCAAGAGAATCGTGGTTTTCTCTATCGCATCATTGGCATTCCCCTTAACATATGAGAATCTTGCTGCCTCAATCAGTGCTCTCTGAATGGTTTTAAAAGGACGAGCAAGAGAGTTTCCAGTGTTTAAAATACTGTCAGTTGAATCTAAATCCGCTGGACTTACATATAGAATTCTACCTTCAGTGTTCTTAATAAAGTTGTCTAACTTATTCAGAGGCATTGTATTACTGCTTCTATACTATTTGCTAGTTTTATTTATGTCTTACGAAATAACGTAGTTTCCAGAAACAGAAATTCTATATTCATCAGAAGTATAGAATGGATAAACACAATGATTGACGGTTGCAGGAAAAATAAAAGCACAACCTTCCATTTTCCTATCAGTTGGAATTACTCTTTGCACAATATCACCTAGAGTATTTGTGCAAAAATATGCAAAATGTCCCGCACACTGATAATTAGATTTTCTTGAATGTGGTTGTACCATTTCATCCTCAGTATCATAAGGATTTTTTAACCATATCACAAAACTAAAAATACCATTATGAGAATGAACTGGATTAAATTCTGTTTTCTTTTGAAAGACTGCCCATGTTTGAACTAAGTTTAGGAGATATTTTTCACCTTCAAACTGCCTTCCAATTCTAGTTGCATAATCAAATGTCTTTGTGTGACTCTCAACTATAGGTGTCAATAGTTTATCAATTGATTCTCTAATTTCCTCTGGCAAAACAATTTGCCTTTCAATGTTTCCTGCTAGTCTGATATTATTAGACTCGTAATTATCGAAATCCTGTTGAATCTTATCTACGGCATCATATAGAAATTTCAAATCATCCTTCTCAAAACGAACTAAAATTCCACCATCAATTTCAGGTTGTAATATTTGTGCTTCAACTTTCATTTAACCCATCAAATCCTCTTCATTATAATCGTACTCTTCCTCCTCTGGCATGTCTTCTGGATTCTCAATATCCATCATGAACAGACAAGGGTGTGCTTCTTCATCTATTAGATAAAAAGAAGACTTATACAAATCATTTGGTTCATAAGACAAATTCTTGTTTGCAAACTCTATCAAATCTCTGTCATATAAGTGTCCAATGGGTAGCTCATCAAAAGTAAATGGTACTCCCTGAATAAAATACATCTTGACTATCCTACTGTCGTTTTCATACCAGCAGAATGCAGTCTCTATCTTATATGACATAGGATGCGGGTTTTGTCTTATTTATTTTAAGTCCTGTCAATCATTTGTATAGTCCTAACCAATACTTCTAAACCGTTGATACACATCTCATCAGTGGTTTTTTCTTTGGGAGAATGACTGATACCACCGATAGATGGAACAAATATCATACCCATAGGACAGAAGTTAAAGTTTTGTGCGTCATGTGATGCTCTTGATGGCATACGAATTGCTTTCAAGTTCAAATCACGACTTGCGGCATCAGCAATGAACTGCTTGATTTTACCATTGCACAGTGCAGGTTCAGACTGGTGGATGAGCTCATATTGTAAATTAAACTTATCAGTAACGTCTTTAACAAACGCATCCATAACAGATGCATCCAAATCTCTTACCTGCAATGTAAAGTCTACCCTGCCAGGTACAACACTAAAAGCGTTGGGACTGACATTAAGCACCCCCACAGTAGCCACCAAACCGTCATGTTCTAATGCCCTCTTGTTAATGTAAGTGATAATCTCTGCTGTCTTTACCAGTGCATCATCTCTCATATCCATGGGAGTTGTGCCTGCATGGTTCTCTTGACCATATACAGTAATAGCACAGCGTCTTTGTCCTACAATACCCTGAACGACACCAATATCAAGTTTTTGAGAATCTAATATTGGTCCTTGTTCTACGTGCAATTCTAAGAATGCTTTGATATCAGGTTTGCTAGAAGTATAACCCTTAGAACCTTTCATTGTATTCTCTTCGTCACGGAAGATAACAACTTCTAGTGGGTGCTTCAACTTACCTTTCAGCATCCTTGCTGCCTCTACACC